CCGCCTCTGGAAAAAATGATGCCACTGCTGGATAAGCTGCGTGAGCAGTACGGGGTCGGACCGCTATGCAGCGAACTGCATATTGCCCCGTCAACGTATTACCACTGTCAGCAACAGCGACATCATCCGGATAAACGCAGTGCCCGTGCGCAGCGCGATGACTGGCTGAAGAAAGAGATACAGCGCGTATACGATGAAAATCACAAGGTATACGNTGTGCGTAAAGTCTGGCNTCAGTTGTTACGGGAAGGTATCAGAGTGGCCAGATGCACTGTGGCACGTCTCATGGCGGTTATGGGACTTGCCGGTGTTCTCCGGGGTAAAAAGGTCCGTACGACCATCAGCCGGAAAGCCGTTGCCGCAGGCGACCGCGTAAACCGTCAGTTCGTGGCAGAACGACCTGACCAGCTGTGGGTGGCTGATTTTACTTANGTCAGCACATGGCAGGGCTTCGTCTATGTGGCGTTCATCATTGATGTGTTTGCCGGATNCATCGTGGGGTGGCGGGTCTCATCGTCCATGGAAACGACATTCGTGCTGGATGCACTGGAGCAGGCGTTATGGGCCCGTCGACCGTCCGGCACGGTCCATCACAGTGATAAAGGTTCTCAGTATGTATCGCTGGCCTACACACAGCGGCTTAAGGAAGCCGGATTACTGGCATCAACAGGAAGTACAGGCGACTCGTATGACAACGCGATGGCGTTGTGAGGTGTACTGGCAATAGCGGACACTACCATTTGTTCTTTTTTTAAGCAGCCATCTGATGATATTTTTCCCTGAAGGCTGCCGGGGAGATATTCCCCAGACGAGAGTGACGACGCTGACGATTGTAGAAAATCTCAATGTATTCCCGTATTACTGAGATGGCTTCATCCCGGTTATTAAAACGATAGTGGCTCAGGCTCTCATTTTTCAGCGTTCCCCAGAAGCTTTCCATCGGAGCGTTGTCGTAACAGTTACCTTTACGCGACATTGATGTTTTCAGACCAGACTGCTCCTGTATGACCCGGTAATCGTATGCGCAGTACTGTGAACCTCGATCAGAGTGGTGGATTAGCCCGGCAGGTGGGCGCTGGCTCCTGAGCGCCATAAACAGGGCTTTACCTGTCAGCTCTTTTGTCATGCGCTCTCCCATGGCGTAGCCGACAATTTCACACGTATAAACATCTTTGATGCCAGCGAGGTACAACCATCCCTCCTGTGTGGCAACATACGTCAGGTCCGCCACCCAGACCTGATTTGGTGCTGTAGGAGCGAACGTCTGGTTCAGCAGATTTGGCGCAACTGGCAGATTGTGGTTCGGGTTCGTAGTCGCTCTGAACTTGCGTTTCTGCTTACAGCGTAGCCTCAGCTCCTTACGAAGACATGCCAGTCGGTCACGACCAACGATGATGCCATTCTCTGCCAGCTCCGTCTGGAGCCGCCGGGTTCCATATGTTTCGCGAGTGCGGATATGTGCCACCTTAATCTCCAGTTTTAGCCGCTCATCACTTTGTTTTCTGTCTGAGGGTTCATGCTGTACCCAGTTGTAATAACCGCTCCTGGATACACCAAATACCTGACACATCGCTTCAATGGGAAATTGTTGTCGCCATTGTTCGATTAACGCGTATTTTTCAGCGACTCCTGTGCAAAATACGCTGTTGCTTTTTTTAATATATCTCGCTCAAGGCGAGCTTCATTTAACGCCTTACGCAGTTGCAGAATTTCAGATTCCAGTTCAGCCAGCGTGCGGGAACCAGGAGTACCGAGCCCTTTTCTGGCGGCGGTAACCCATTGTCCTAAAGTGCCTTCAGGAAGAGATAATCGGGAAGCGCCTTCACTGATCGAAAGTTGATTTTCAAGAACCGTTCTGACAGCTTCGGCTTTGAACTCTTTAGAGTAACGTTGGGTTTTTCTGCTCATTATTAGCTCCTTCTGATGCCATTCTATTTCAGGAAGGAGTGTCCGTTAAACTCAGGCTACCTCAATATGGTACCCGCGCTTCGGGAACTGATGCAGGCGAAGCATCGCGCACAGAAAGCAGTAGATGAGCTGGTGGACTGTGTGGCAGAGCTGGAAACCAGAGTCGGAAAGTTTGAAAAGCTGGTGCAGGAGGTGCTGCGCTGATGCGCCATGAGTTTATTTTACCTTATCCGCCGACGGTGAATACTTACTGGCGACGTCGTGGCAGCACATATTTTGTATCAAAAGCCGGTGAGCGTTATCGCCGGGATGTGGCGCTTATTGTCCGTCAGCAGCGACTGAAATTAAGCCTGTCCGGAAGACTGGCGATAAAGATTATTGCAGAGCCACCGGATAAGCGGCGTCGTGACCTGGACAATATCCTGAAAGCACCACTGGATGCACTGACACATGCGGGGTTGCTTATCGACGACGAGCAGTTTGATGAAACCAATATTGTGCGCGGACTGCCTGTTCCTGGTGGTCGGTTGGGGATAAAAATCACAGAGCTGGAGTGTGCATGAATAACCAGTATTTACAGTTTGTTCGTGAGCAGCTCATTATCGCCACCGCTGATTTGAGTGGGGCGACAAAAGGTCAGCTTGAAGCCTGGCAGGAGAATGCCATGTTCGATACAGGGCGTTACAGGCGTAAAAAAATCCGGTACCGCGATGAGGTGACCGGAAAAATGATAACGCGGGATAATCCACCAATCCCGGGAAAACAATCACTGGCGAAGGGGGCGTCAATTCCTCTGGTCAGTCAGGTTGCGTTTTCGACATCATCGTGGCGGCGGGCTGTTCTGTCTCTTGAAGAGCACTATAAAGCCTGGTTGTTGTGGTGTTACAGCGGAAGTATTTGCTGGGAGTATCAGATCACCATAACCCACTGGGCGTGGGAAGAGTTTAAGGCTCATTCTGGCACTAGGAAAATTGCAGAGAAAACACAGGAACGCCTGAAAAAATTAATCTGGCTGGCGGCGCAGGCGGTAAAAGCAGAACTTTTTGGTGGGGAAGGTTATGAATATCAGGAGCTGGCATTACTGGCGGGAGTAACAACCAAAAACTGGTCCAAAACATTTACTGGTCACTGGGTTGTAATGAAACACATTTTTCACCGACTGGATAGTGAGGCTTTATTGTTTGTGATGAGAACACGTTCAGAACAAAAAGCGGCATTTTCAAAGCAAAGTATTGCAAAAGTAGATTAAAAGGCATATATCTCATGCAAATCTGATACTTTGCCGATTTTGTACGCGATGGTAAAGTAAGCAAAACCCGCCGCCGAGCGGTTTTTTTATGCCTGAAAAATGGCACAGGACGTTAAACGTGCTGGTGGTCAGATGAGTTTGCAGATGTGATGACATATGGTTATTATTCTGCCTCCGGCCCTTTAGCTCAGTGGTGAGAGCGAGCGACTCATAATCGCCAGGTCGCTGGTTCAAGTCCAGCAAGGGCCACCAACCACCACTAGCTCATCCGGATAGAGCATCAACCTTCTAAGTTGACGGTCCGAGGTTCGAGTCCTCGGTGGTGGGCCAGCGCCGACTTAGCTCAGCAGGCAGAGCAACTGACTTGTAATCAGTAGGTCACCAGTTCGATTCCGGTAGTCGGCACCATATGCGGGCATCGTATAATGGCTATTACCTCAGCCTTCCAAGCTGATGATGCGGGTTCGATTCCCGCTGCCCGCTCCAGCGAGATTTGAGACGAAGGTTGTTATTTGCACTGACACAATATTGTGTGGGAATGTCTGACTCCTTACCATCTCCTGTTCTGTGATGTTGTTTTGTTGCAGTTCCAGTGCTCTTTTTTCAGCACCAGAATGGTGCATTGTCGGTCAGGTTACGTAGTGAACCTCTGGCAGGGGACTGATGATTCATCATTCTGGTGTTGTAAATATCTCTTCGGACAACTTACAAAATATTCTAAGCAAACCCCGGGAACACACTCTTAACTGCCTTGGCTGGCGGTTTTTTGTACAGCGCTCGGTATGTGTGAGCTGGAAATCAGATTTTGCATGGACTGGAATCATGCTGTTATTTAGGGGCGAAGAACTGGCTTTTTCTTCCGCCTTCTCACCAGTAACGATTAGAAAAATAATGAAATGCCCCCCTCCGGGGAGGAGGACCGTAGAAAAAAGGACCCGCCAGCAAAAACATTGGGGATGAACAGCTTTCGCTACTCAGATTGCTGGCGGGTAAAGTTCCTCATGAATTAAGAATGCTACGCGATCTTTTTTAATGGAAATGAAAATTATTGTCAATTAGTCGTGCGTGTTTTTTCATACAATATTGGTAAAGGTGATTCAGGTCATCAGAGTTTTGCTGATGGCCTTTTTTCTTTCCGATAGCACAGGTCTGTCGGGGGGGCCCCTATTAAGTTGTCAAGCATGTTATGACCCCTGCGGGGTATAAAAAGTCCCGTCGCGCATCATGGCGAACAGAACGTCGCAGCGTCGTCTCGCCAGGGCGATAAGCACCTGATTGTGTCGTTTTCCCTGACTCATTTTGCGGGTGTAGTAAGCCCTGGAGAGCGGATCCCTGAGCGCGGCGAAGGCCGACAGGAACAACGCCCGTTTGAGAGCTTTATTACCCCGTCGCGAGGGATGCTCACCGCGTATTGACGAGCCGGATCGCCGAGTTACCGGCGCAAGGCCAGCATAAGCAGCGAGATGTGCGGCAGAGGCGAAGGCGCGGCAGGCGACCTCGGTGAGGAGTCTGGCTGCGGTCCTGACACCGACTCCGGGCATACTGGTCAGGACCGGGTAAAGAGGGTGAGCAAGAACTCGCTGTTCTACCTCAAGCGCCACCTCGTCTCTTTGCTTACGCAGCGTGATGAGCTGGAGTGCCAGACGTGGCAGTACTACGGCAGCGGCATTCGTGCCGGGAACGACGACGGTTTGTTCGGCCAGTGCCTGAGCTATGTCTGCTGCAAGGCGTTTACCCAGACGAGGCGCAAGTTTGCAGAGCTGGGCTGCCAGCTTCTTCTCACCCAGCGAAGCGAGTTTTTCTGGTGAGGGATATCGCTGGAGAAGATCGAGTACCGCCGGGTGCTCAAGTCTCGGACCGAGAACGCGCTCCGGTGCCGGATGTATCTGGGTCAGAAGGCCGCGGATACGGTTGCTGGCCTGCGTTGTCTGTGCGGCAAGATCATCATCGAAGCCGCAGAGCATGGAGAGTTCGGCGATTTGCTCGTCAGCCAGTTTCAGCGTGCGTAGCGCGTGAGGCAGGGTACGGGCAGCTTCGGCAATGATGGCAGCGTCACGAGCATCAGTTTTAGCTTCACCGGCGTGTAAGTCGGCTATGCGGCGCATGGCCAGTCCAGGGAGGTATCCGACAAGGACTCCTTCTGAGCGGGCAACGGCGACAGGTAACGCACCGATGGTAGCTGGCTGATCAACAACCAGCAGTATCTGACCATGTTGTTTCAGGTCAGATATTAGCGACCTGAGTTTGTTTTCGTCGTTGGGTAATGCTTTATCGAACAGGCGTTTACCTGAACGATTAATGGCAACAGCGTGATGCGTATCTTTACCGACATCAACGCCGATAAAGACCTGGACGGATTCGTAATCGCTGGATTCGGTCATTCTGTCTCCCTTGTATATGGGTTAACCAGATAACCACGGNGAGCAGGTACCGGCATCCACGTTACAGACGGTCCCGGCAAAAGTGCCTGACCTGACCCCTATTAGCGGTTACCAGCGCCCCACCAGACCCGGTGANATCACCCCCCGGATCATGGACGACTGGGGGCAGTAATCATGCCGGGTCTGGCTGGCTAACACCCCATTATAAGGGGTACGAATAAAGTAACGGCGGGCTCCCGTTTTTTATTCGGACAGGAACAGATATGGCAAAGAAAGACGATAACCTGAAACGTCTGAGAGAACTGGCAGCATCGCTGGGACGTGAGCCGGATATCTCGGGAAGCGCAGCAGATATTGCGCAGCGTGTGGCTGAGCTGGAGGAGGAACTTGCCAATATGGATGACACTGACATCCGGGATAAGTCTGCCCACCCGGAAAATGCGCTGACCGGACATGAAAATGAGGTGATATCAGCGCAGCCGGAGACCGTGATTCAGAATATGGATGATCTGGTTACAGTCGTGGCACTGGTGACGCTGCATACCGATGCACTTCATGCCACGCGGGATGAACCTCTGGCATTTGTGCCGCCGGGAATGGCGTTCCGTGTCTCTGCCGGTGTGGCAGCCGGAATGACAGAACGTGGCCTGGCCAGAATGCAATAACGGGAGGCAGTGTGGCTGATTTCGATAATCTGTTTGATGTTGCACTTGATCTCGCAGACAAGGCCATTATTCGCAATATGGGGATTAGAGCGGTCATTACGTCAGGCCGGCTAAAAGGGATCATGATTTCCGGGGTTTTTGATGATCCTGAAAATATTTCTCTGGTGGCCGGCGGTGTGCGTATTGAAGACTCTTTACCATCCCTGTTTGTGAAAACAGCAGATATTTTACGGCTGTGTCGCAATGATTCGCTGATGATTGGTCGTGAGTCTTTCTGTGTGGATCGTATCACCCCTGATGATGGCGGATGTAGTTATATCCGGTTGCGGCGTGAGGGGCTGCCGGGAAACGTAAGGGCAGGACGATATTATGAAGGGGCTTGAGAATGCCATCCGCAATCTGAACAGCCTTGATACCCGTATGGTGCCACAGGCCAGCGCATGGGCGATAAACCGTGTGGCACAGAAAGCGGTCTCGGTTGCCACCCGGCAGGTTGCCGGGAATACCGTTGCGGGCGATAACCAGGTGAAAGGGATCCCCCTGAAACTGGTACGTCAGCGTGTCCGGGTGTTTAAAGCCAGTCCGTCAGGAAAAATGACGGCCAGGATCCGCGTTAACCGGGGCAATCTGCCCGCCATCAAACTGAACACAACACGGCGGCGTGCTGGTGAAGGACTGAGAGTGGGAAAATACTTTTTCCGGGGGGCATTTGTTCAGCAACTGGCGAATGGCCGCTGGCATGTTCTGAGGTGTCTTCCTGAAGCGCGTTTTGCAACAGGGCATGACCATCAGGGCAGGCTAAGAAAAAATCGTCTTCCTGTGGAGGTAGTGAAAATCCCGCTGTCCGGACCGCTGACACAGGCATTTGAAGATGCCCGCGACCGCATCATTGCTGCGGAAATGCCGAAACAGCTGGGGTATGCCCTGAAACAGCAACTGAGGATACATTTGGGATGAACAGGCACACACAAATCCGCCAGGCAGTACTGGCAAGCCTGAAGGGCGAATGCGGGGGGAATGTCGTGCTTTTTGACGGGCTTCCGGCATTTATTGATGCGCAGGAACTGCCCGCCGTGGCGGTGTGGCTGAGTGATGCGCAGTACACCGGAAAAATGACGGATGAGGACGACTGGCAGGCTGTTCTGCATATTGCCGTTTTCGTCCGTGCACAGGCGCCGGATTCTGAGCTGGATACGTGGATGGAGAACACCATATTTCCGGCCATGAAGGATATTCCGGTGCTTTCCGGACTCATCGACACCATGATCCCACTCGGTTTTAACTATCAACGTGATAATGAGATGGCCACCTGGGCGATGGCGGAAATCACGTACCAGATCACGTACACGAATTAAGGAGGTGGTAATGACCACACCAAATCCACTGGCAAAAACGAAAGGTGCGGGAACGACGTTATGGATGTATACCGGCAACGGCGACGCATTTGCGAACCCTTTGTCGGACACTGACTGGCTGCGTCTTGCGATGGTGAAGGATCTGCAACCTGGCGAGATGACCGCTGATGCAGAAGATGACACTTATCTCGATGATGAAGATGCAGACTGGAAAACGACAACCCAGGGGCAGAAATCCGTTGGTGATACTTCGGCGACGCTGGCCTGGCGTCCGGGTGACAGCGGGCAGAAAAAACTGGTTCAGTTGTTCGACTCCGGTGAAGTCTGCGCGTTTCGTATCAAATATCCCAACGGCACTGTTGATGTTTTCCGCGGCTGGCTGAGCTCACTGGGTAAAACCATTGCCTCAAAAGACGTGATGACCCGCACTGTGAAAATCAGCGGTGTGGGGCGTCCGTATCTGGCAGAGGAAGGCACTGAAACCGTGGGCGTTACCGGGCTGACGGTGGCACCGGCATCTGCCAGTGTCAAAGCGGGAGCAACCACCACGCTGACCTTTACAGTAAAACCTGACGGGGCCAGTGACAAAGCGATCAGTGTGCATTCGTCAGATCCTCAGACTGCTTCGGTGACCCTGAGCGGGCTTGTGGCCACGGTGAAAGGCGTGAAGCAGGGCAGTGTCAGCATCGTGGGCATGACCTCTGACGGAGAGTTTGTGGCAGTGGCTGCGGTGACCGTCAGCGCACCATAACAGGACGATACTCATCATTGCCCCGGTTATCCGGGGCTTTTTGCATCCGGAGAACATGATGTTTCTGAAACAGGATACGTTTAATTATGAAAAACAGTCCGTGGTGCTCAGTGAGCTGTCCGGGCTGCAGAGAATTGAATATCTGACGTTTGTTCAGCAGCGAACGGCAAAGTTTGATGCACAGGAGGGAGAACTGCCGGAGGCTGAACGACAGATTGCTTTTCTGCGTATGGGAATGGATATCAATGCCTGGCTGGTTTCCCGCTCACTGTGGAATGCTGAGCAGTCTCAGGATGTTGAGACGCTTTGCGCATCCATTATGACAACATGGTCGTATGATGCGCTGGGCGCGGGGGCGGAGAGGGTTCTGTCGCTGAGCGGTATGGGGACCATTGAGAATGCCGGGGATGATGATCATGAGGCGCTGACGCCGGAAAAGTCCTGACGCGGGAAATGCAGTTTGTCATGCGGCTTGCCCGGGAGTTCCGGCGGGCAGACTGGCGGCGGATGCTGTCGGATATGTCGGCCACTGAGCTTGGTGAGTGGGGCGATTATTTCCGGATGCAGAGCTTCAGTGATGTGTGGATGGATGCGCAGTTTGCCTCGCTGAAGGCATTGATCGTGAGAATGGTGTCCGGCAGCAGCGATGCTGCGGTGGCTGATTTCAGCCTTTTACCGGAAGAGAACGGGATACCGGAGCGAACGGACGAAGAACTGATGCATCTTGGGGAAGGTATTTCCGGAGGTGTGCGTTATGGACCAGATAGCCAACCTGGTCATTGATTTGGGGATTGATGCGGCAGAGTTTAAAAATGAAATTCCCCGTATCAAAAACCTTCTGAATGGTGCAGCCAGCGATGCAGAACGGTCTTCTGCCCGTATGCAGCGTTTTATGGAGCGTCAGACTCAGGCGGCCCGGCAGACAATGCAGGCGGCTTCTTCGGCTGCAACAGCAGCATCAGCCCATGCGCAGACGGTGGAGAAGAATGCACGGGCTCATGAACGCATGGCCCGTGAGGTGGAACAAACCCGTCTGCGCGTGGATGCCCTGAATCAGAAAATGCGCGAGGAACAGGCGCAGGCCAGGGCACTGGCGGAGGCGCAGGATAAAGCGGCTGCCGCCTTTTATCGCCAGATTGACAGTGTGAAACAGGCCGGTGCGGGGCTTCAGGAATTACAGCGTATTCAGCAGCAGATCCGACAGGCCAGAAACAGTGGCGGGGTTGGTCAGCAGGATTATCTGGCGCTGATTTCGGAGATCACGGCGAAAACCCGTGCCCTGACGCAGGCAGAGGAACAGGCCACCCGGCAGAAAGCGGCGTTTATCCGCCAGCTTAAAGAGCAGGCAACCCGCCAGAATCTGTCGTCTTCTGAGTTGCTTCGCGCCAGGGCGGCTCAGCTGGGGGTAAGCAGTGCTGCAGAAGTGTATATCCGCAAAATGGAGCGGGCAGGAAAAGCCACACATTCGCTGGGGCTGAAAAGTGCGGCAGCCCGGCGGGAGCTGGGGGTGTTAATCAGTCAGATGGCGCGCGGCAATTTTGGTGCGCTGAGGGGATCCGGGATAACGCTGGCTAACCGTGCCGGATGGACAGGCGCACTGATGTCGCCGAAAGGCATGATGACTGGCGGCGTTATTGGCGGACTTGTCGCGGCGGTCCTGGGTCTGGGTAAAGCCTGGCATGACGGCCGGAAGGAGGGCGAGAAATTTAACCGTCAGCTGGCGCTGACGGGACATTATGCCGGTGTCACTGTCGGGCAGTTGTGGAAACTCAGCCGGGCCATATCCGGGATATGGTATCACGCAACATGCGGCAGCCGGTGCGCTGGCACAGGTGGTGGGCAGTGGGGCATTTCATGGAAACGATATTGGTATGGTGGCGAAAGCTGCCGCACAGATGGAGCGATCGGTTGGCCAGTCGGTCAGCGATACCATAAATCAGTTTAAGCGGCTGAAGGATGATCCTGTAAATGCCGCGAAGGCGCTGGACAATGCGCTGCATTTTTTGAATGCCACTCAGCTTGAGCAGATACGCGTCCTTGGGGAGCAGGGGCTGTCCAGTGATGCGGCCCGGATCGCCATGTCTGCGCTGGCAGAGGAAACCGGTAAACGCACATCTGATATTGATAATAATCTCAATGCGCTGGGTAGTACGCTGCAAACCTTGTCTGACTGGTGGAAGCAGTTCTGGGATGCGGCCATGAATATTGGTCGTGAAGACTCGCTGGATGCGCAGATTGATGCGTTACAGGAAAAAATTCAGCGCGCGAAAAAATATCCGTGGACAAACGCCTCCACACAGGTGGAGTACGATCAGCAGCGTCTTAACGATCTTCAGGAGAAAAAACGCCGGAAGGATTTGCAGGATGCAAAAGCGCAGGCAGAACGGAATTACCAGGAGCAACAGAAACGCCGGAATGCTGAAAATGCCGCGCTGAACCGGATGAATGAAACGGAAGCTGCACGACATCAGCGGGAAATTGCGCGTATTAATGCCATGCAGTACGCCGACCAGGCTGTCAGGGATGCGGCGATACATCGTGAAAATGAACGTTACGAAAAAGCCATTAAGAAAAATACACGGGCAACCCGTAATGATGAGGCCACCCGGTTATTGCTGCAGTACAGTCAGCAGCAGGCACAGGTGGAAGGGCAGATTGCTGCTGCCAGACAGTCAGCAGGCATTGCCACTGAAAGGATGACTGAAGCGCATAAACAGCTTCTGGCCCTGCAGCAGCGCATCAGCGACCTGGACGGGAAAAAGCTGACGGCAGATGAAAAGAGTGTGCTGGCCCGTAAGAATGAGCTGATTCAGGCGCTGACGCTGCTGGATGTGAAACAGCAGGAGCTGCAGAAACAGACAGCGCTTAACGACCTGAGAAAAAAAACGGTTCAGCTGACCAGCCAGCTGGCAGACAAAGAACGTGCACTGCGTGAGCAGCACAATCTGGATATTGCCACTGCAGGTATGGGGGATAAGCAGCGGCAGCGCTACCAGGCACAGTTGCGCATCCGGCAGGAATACCGGCAACAGTTGCAACAGCTTGAGAATGACAGTCGCCAGAAAGGCACTTACGGGACGGAGGACTACCGGAGGGCTGAGGAGGTGCTGAAGGGGAGCCTGAAGCGACAACTGAATGAAAACAAACGCTACTGGCAGGAACTGGAAGTGGCGCAGGGCGACTGGAAAAACGGTGCCATGCGGGCGTTTCAGAATTTTACGGCGGATGCGGATAATGCGGCGGGAACGGCAGAACAGATGTTTACAGTGGCATTCAGCAGTGCCGGTAATGCACTGGCGACATTCTGTACCACCGGTAAGCTGAATTTTAAATCCTTCACCTCTTCCCTGTTGTCAGATATGGCCAGAATTATGGCACAGATGGCCATGATGCAGGCGGTAAAGGGCGTCGGTTCTTTATTCGGCTTCACGACTAATGCTGATGGCGGTGTTTACCAGTCTGCTGATTTGAGTCGCTACAGTGGCACGGTGGTTAACCGTCCGACGTTTTTTGCTTTTGCAAAAGGCGCGGGGGTGATGGGGGAAGCGGGACCTGAAGCCATTCTGCCACTGCGTCGCGGTGCTGATGGTAAGCTGGGGGTTGTGGCGGATACTGGTGGTTCAGGCATGGTGATGTTTGCCCCGCAGTACAACATTGAGATCAATAACGACGGCACGAACGGGCAGATAGGTCCGGCTGCCCTGAAGGTGGTTTATGACCTCGGGAAAAAAGCGGCCGCGGACTTTATGCAACAGCAGGCCCGTGATGGTGGCCGGTTAAGTGGAGCATACCGGTAATGGAGACGTTTCACTGGAAAGTGCGCCCGGATATGAATGTGGTATCAGAGCCGAAAGTGGTGACAGTGAAGCTGGGCGATGGTTATGAACAGCGTCGTGCGGCGGGACTGAATAACCAGTTGTCGACTTACAGCGTGACGATACGTGTTCGTAAAGGTGAACACCCATCTTTAAAAGCCTTTCTGGAACGGCACGGTGGCGTCCGCGCATTTCAGTGGACGCCACCTTATGACTGGAAACTGATGCAGGATATCCGGCAGGAAACACTGAATGAATGCACCCGTGCGGAGCAGTCAGCCCGGGTGGAGCTCTGGGAAATCGATCTGACAGAGGTCGGTGGTGAGCGTTATTTTTTCTGTAATGAGCAGAACGAAAAAGGTGAGCCGGTCACCTGGCAGGGGCGGCAGTATCAGGCATACCCCATTCAGGGGTCGGGGTTTGAACTGAACGGCAGGGGCTGTGCTGCCCGTCCGACACTGACGGTCTCTAACCTGCACGGCATGGTCACCGGGATGGCGGAAGATCTGCAGAGTCTGGTCGGCGGAACGGTGGTCCGGCGTAAGGTTTACGCCCGTTTTCTGGATGCGGTGAACTTCGTCAACGGAAACAGCGACGCCGATCCGGAACAGGAGGTGATCAGCCGCTGGCGCATCGAGCAGTGCAGCGAACTGAGCGCGGTCAGTGCCTCTTTTGTGCTGGCCACACCAACGGAGACGGATGGCGCGGTTTTCCCGGGGCGTATCATGCTGGCGAATACCTGTATGTGGACTTACCGTTCTGATGAGTGTGGTTACACGGGCAGGGCAGTGGCTGACGAGTTCGACAAACCAACAACGGATATCCGGAAGGACAAATGCAGCAAGTGTATGCGCGGGTGTGAGTTGCGCAACAATACCGGTAATTTCGGCGGTTTCCTTTCCATCAATAAACTTTCTCAGTAAATCCATGACACAGACAGAATCAGCGATTCTGGCGCACGCCCGGCGATGTGCGCCAGCGGAGTCGTGTGGCTTCGTGGTGAGAACGCCGGAGGGAGACAGGTATCTTCCCAGCGAGAATATCTCCGGTGAGCCGGAGGAACGGTTCCGGATGGCTCCGGAGGACTGGCTGCGGGCACAAATGCAGGGTGAGATTGTGGCACTGGTCCACAGTCATCCCGGTGGTCTGCCCTGGCTGAGTGAGGCTGACCGGCGGCTGCAGGTGCAGAGTGATTTGCCGTGGTGGCTGGTCTGCCGGGGGGCGATTCACAAGTTCCGCTGTGTGCCGCATCTCACCGGGCGGCGCTTTGAGCACGGGGTGACGGACTGTTACACGCTGTTCCGGGATGCTTATCATCTGGCGGGGATTGAGATGCCGGATTTTCATCGCGGGGATGACTGGTGGCGTCACGGTCAGAATCTCTATCTGGATAATCTGGAGGCCACAGGGCTGTATCAGGTGCCGTTGTCATCAGCACAACCGGGCGATGTGCTGCTGTGCTGTTTTGGTTCATCGGTGCCGAATCATGCCGCCATTTACTGCGGCGATGGTGAGCTGCTGCACCATATTCCTGAACAACTGAGTAAACGAGAGAGGTATACCGACAAATGGCAGCGACGCACACACTCCCTCTGGCGTCACCGGGAGTGGCACGCATCTGCCTTTACGGGGATTTGCAACGATTTGGCCGCCGCATCGACCTTCGTGTGAAAACGGGGGCTGAAGCCATCCGCGCACTGGCCACACAGCTCCCGGCGTTTCGTCAGAAACTGAGTGACGGCTGGTATCAGGTGCGCATTGCCGGGCGTGATGCAGGTGAAACCGAATTGTCTGCCCGTCTTAATGAGCCGCTGGCAAATGGTGCAGTGATCCACATAGTACCGCGTCTGGTGGGAGCTAAAAGTGGCGGTGTGTTTCAGGCGGTGCTGGGGGCAGCTGTTATGGCGGTTGCTATATGGATGCCGGGGGTAGGAATTATGGCGAGTAATCTGCTGTTTTCTCTCGGTGCCAGTATGACGCTTGGCGGTGTTGCACAGATGCTGGCACCGAAAGCCAGAACTCCCCGTACACAGACAACGGATAACGGCAAACAGAACACCTGTTTCTCCTCACTGGATAACATGGTTGCCCAGGGCAATGTTCTGCCTGTTCTGTACGGTGAAATGCGCGTGGGGTCGCGGGTGGTATCTCAGGAGATCAGCACGGCAGACGAAGGGGATGGTGGTCAGGTTGTGGTGATTGGTCGCTGATGCAAAATGTTTCATGTGAAACCGCCTGCGGGCGGTTTTGTCGTTTATGGAGCGTGAGGAATGGGTAAAGGCAGCAGTAAGGGGCATACCCCGCGCGAAGCGAAGGACAACCTGAAATCCACGCAGTTGCTGAGTGTGATTGATGCCATCAGCGAAGGGCCGGTTGACGGTCCGGTGGATGGATTAAAAAGCGTGCTGCTGAACGGTACGCCGGTCCTGGACAGCGAGGGGAAGACAAACTTTTCCGGTGTTACGGTGGTGTTCCGCGCCGGCGAGCAGGAGCAGACACCGCCGGAGGGGTTTGAATCTTCCGGCTCAGAGACTGTGCTGGGTACGGAAGTGAAATACGACACGCCGATCACCCGGACCATCACGTCGGCAAACATTGATCGTCTGCGCCTGACCTTCGGTGTGCAGGCACTGGTGGAAACCACCTCAAAGGGGGACCGGAATCCGTCGGAAGTCCGCCTGCTGGTTCAGATACAGCGTAACGGTGGCTGGGTGACGGAAAAAGACATCACCATTAAGGGCAAAACCACTTCGCAGTATCTGGCCTCGGTGGTGGTGGGTAACCTGCCGCCGCGCCCGTTTAATATCCGGATGCGCAGGATGACACCGGACAGCACCACAGACCAGCTGCAGAACAAAACGCTCTGGTCGTCGTACACCGAAATCATCGATGTGAAACAGTGCTACCCGAACACGGCGCTGGTCGGCGTGCAGGTGGATTCAGAGCAGTTCGGTAACCAGCAGGTGAGTCGCAATTATCATCTTCGCGGGCGCATTCTGCAGGTGCCGTCGAACTATAACCCGCAGACGCGGCAATACAGCGGTATCTGGGACGGAACGCTTAAGCCAGCATACAGCAACAACATGGCCTGGTGTCTGTGGGACATGCTCACTCATCCGCGCTACGGCATGGGGAAACGTCTTGGTGCGGCAGATGTGGACAAATGGGCGCTGTATGTCATCGGCCAGTACTGCGACCAGTCAGTGCCGGACGGATTTGGCGGCACGGAGCCGCGCATCACCTGTAACGCTTACCTGACCACACAGCGTAAGGCGTGGGATGTTCTCAGTGATTTCTGCTCGGCGATGCGCTGTATGCCGGTATGGAACGGGCAGACGCTGACGTTCGTGCAGGACCGACCGTCGGATAAAGTGTGGACCTATAACCGCAGTAATGTGGTGATGCCGGATGATGGCGCGCCGTTCCGCTACAGCTTCAGCGCCCTGAAGGACCGCCATAATGTCGTTGAGGTGAACTGGATTGATCCGGACAACGGTCATGAGACGGCGACAGAGCTTGTGGAGGACACGCAGGCCATTGTCCGTTACGGTCGTAACGTCACGAAGATGGATGCCTTTGGCTGTACCAGCCGGGGACAGGCGCACCGCGCCGGGCTGTGGCTGATTAAAACGGAACTGCTGGAAACGCAGACCGTGGACTTCAGCGTCGGCGCAGAAGGGCTTCGCCATGTACCGGGTGATGTCATTGAAATCTGCGATGATGATTATGCCGGTATCAGCACCGGTGGTCGCGTACTGGCGGTGAACAGCCAGACCCGGACGCTGACGCTCGACCGTGAAATCACGCTGCCGTCCTCCGGTACCACGCTGATAAGCCTGGTTGACGGAAATGGCAATCCGGTCAGCGTGGAGGTTCAGTCCGTCACCGACGGCGTGAAGGTGAAAGTGAGCCGGGTTCCTGACGGCGTTGCAGAATACAGCGTGTGGGGGCTGAAGCTGCCGACGCTGCGCCAGCGCCTGTTCCGCTGCGTGAGTATCCGTGAGAACGACGACGGCACGTATGCCATCACCGCCGTGCAGCATGTGCCGGAAAAAGAGGCCATCGTGGATAACGGGGCACACTTTGACGGTGACCGGCGCGGCACGGTGAATGGTGTCACGCCGCCAGCGGTGCAGCATCTGACCGCCGAAGTCACCGCAGACAGCGGGGAATATCAGGTGCTGGCGCGATGGGACACGCCGAAGGTGGTGAAGGGTGTGAGCTTCCTGCTTCGCCTGACCGTGGCAGCGGACGACGGCAGTGAGCGGCTGGTCAGCACAGCCAGGACGACGGAAACCACATACCGCTTCAGGCAGCTGGCGCTGGGGAATTACAGTCTGACAGTCCGGGCGGTAAATGCCCGGGGGCAGCAGGGCGATCCGGCGTCGGTATCGTTCCGGATTGCGGCACCGGCAGCGCCTGTCACTATTGAACTGATACCGGGGTATTTTCAGATAACGGTGGTCCCGAAACTGGCTGTATATGACCCGACGGTGCAGTTTGAGTTCTGGTTTTCGGAAAAGCGGATTGCGGATATCAGGCAGGTTGAAACCAGCGCCCGCTATCTTGGCACGGCGCTGTACTGGATAGCCGCCAGTATCAATATCAGGCCGGGCCATGATTATTATTTTTACGTTCGCAGTGTGAACACCGTTGGCAAATCGGCATTTGTGGAGGCCGTCGGTCGGGCGAGCGATGATGCGGAAGGTTATCTGAGTTTTTATAAAGGGTTGATCAATAAAACGCATCTCGGCAAGGAGTTGTGGACGCAGATTGATAACGGTCAGCTTGCGCCGGACCTGACTGAAATCAGGACGTCCATTACGAATGTCAGCAATGAAATCACGCAAACCGTCAATAAAAAACTGGAAAATCAGAGTGCTGCAATCCAGCAGATACAGAAAGTTCAGGTTGATACAAATAATAACCTGAACAGCATGTGGGCTGTGAAGCTGCAACAGATGAAGGACGGACGCCTTTATATTGCGGGTATCGGTGCCGGTATTGAGAATACGCCAGCAGGAATGCAGAGTCAGGTGCTGCTGGCGGCAGACAGGATTGCGATGATTAATCCTGCGAATGGCAACACAAAGCCGATGTTTGTTGGTCAGGGCGATCAGATATTCATGAACGACGTGTTCCTGAAACGCCTGACGGCTCCGACCATTACCAGCGGCGGTAATCCTCCGGCATTTTCCCTGACACCTGGCGGACGGCTGACGGCGAAAAATGCCGATATCAGCGGTAACGTGAACGCGAACTCCGGGACGCTCAACAACGTCACGATTAATAAGAACTGTCGGGTTCTGGGAAAATTGTCCGCGAACCAGATTGAAGGCGATCTCGTTAAAACAGTGGGCAAACCTTTCCCACGGGACTCCCGGGCACCGGAGAGGTGGCCATCAGGGACCATTACCGTCAGGGTTTATGACGATCAGCCGTTTGATCGGCAAATTGTTATTCCCGCGGTGGCGTTTCGCGGTGCTAAACATGAGCGGAAGAATAACAATATTTATTCGTCATGCCGCCTGATAGTGAAGAAAAACGGTGCTGAAATTTATAACCGAACGACCCTGGATAATACGCTGATATATACGGGTGTTATTGATATGCCTGCCGGTCACGGTCACATGACGCTGGAGTTTTCTGTATCGGCATGGCTGGTAAATGGCTGGTATCCCACAGCAAGTATCAGCGATTTGCTGGTTGTTGTGATGAAGAAATCCACAGCAGGTATCAGTATCAGCTGAATTTTATAACCCAGATACGGGCACCAGAAATGGTGCCTTTTTTATTGCAGAAAAGCGAGAGGTAATTATGCGTAAACTTTATGCTGCCATTTTGTCCGCAGCCATCTGTCTGGCTGTATCCGGTGCGCCTGCATGGGCGTCTGAACATCAGTCCACGCTGAGCGCGGGGTATCTTCATGCCTCGACGAACGCTCCCGGCAGTGATGATCTGAACGGGATTAACGTGAAATACCGTTATGAGTTTACGGACACGCTGGGGCTGGTGACGTCATTCAGCTATGCCAACGCTGAAGATGAGCAAAAAACGCATTACAGCGATACCCGCTGGCATGAGGATTCCGTGCGTAACCGCTGGTTCAGCGTGATGGCGGGGCCGTCTGTGCGCGTGAATGAATGGTTCAGCGCGTATGCGATGGCGGGCGTGGCTTACAGCCGTGTGTCGACCTTCTCCGGGGATTATCTCCGCGTAACTGACAACAAGGGGAAAACGCACGATGTGCTGACCGGGAGTGATGACAACCGCCACAGCAACACGTCTCTGGCGTGGGGGGCTGGCGTGCAGTTTAACCCGACCGAATCCGTGGCCATTGACCTTGCTTATGAAGGTTCCGGCAGTGGCGACTGGCGCACTGACGGTTTCATCGTGGGTGTCGGTTATAAGTTCTGATTAGCCAGGTAACACAGTGTTATGACAGCCCGCTGGTTCAGGCGGGCTTTTTGTGGGGTGAATATGGCAGTAAAGATTTCAGGTGTACTGAAAGATGGGGCGGGTAAACCTGTCGTAAATTGTGCGATTGAACTGCGGGCCAGAAGAACCAGTCCGACCGTTGTGGCACACGTTGTTGCCACTTGCGTGACGGACAATAACGGTGCTTATGTGATTGAGGCTGAGCCGGGGTATTACGAGGTTGCGCTTCACTGTAACGGCTGGCAGCCAACCCGTGTCGGGGATATTGATGTGGCACCGACTGATGCACCGGGGACACTGAACGCGTTTCTGAATGCACCAAAGGATGGTGATTTACGTCCGGAGGTGATGAAGCGCTTTGAGGAAATGGTGGCGCAGGCGCAGCAGAGTGCCGGGGCTGCAGCCGGAAACGCACAGCAGACGGCGCAGGATGTGGCGGCAGCCGCAACGGCCCGTGATGATGCACAACGTTTTGCGGAGAAAGCCCGACAGGATGCAACCGTCACAGCTGAGGACAGAAAGGCCACTGCGGAAGATGTGACAAGCACAGGAGCAAATGCAGCCGCAGCCGGACAGAGCGCACAGGATGCCGCAGGTTATGCCCGCGCAGCAGAACAGGCCAAAAATGACATTGATGCTGCGCTGACCGGCACTCTGAAAATGGCTAACCATCTGTCAGAAATCGCAGCAGCAGGCGAAAAGGCACAACAGAAGTCCCGGGATAATCTGGGGCTGAAAAGTGCGGCCACGATGGAAGCACAGAGCGACATTTACGACCGGACAAAAGGCCGTCTGGCGATACCCGGCGCATTCGGCTTTGGGTGTGCTTTTCTGCCTGAAGATGTTATCCGTTTTGACACTAAGAGTGATTTCCTGGCCTGGGTAAGGAATGCGCTGCCAGGTGAATATTCCGTTGCTGGCCCNTACGGCATCATCATACCCGACACACGGTTTGAAGGGGTGCTCAGCATCCGGTGGACTGATGCACGCCCTGAGACAACAGAACCGCGGTACAGAGCCAAATCCCTTACTTTTTACGGCATTAACGGCCCCATTTATCACACCCGCTACCGCTACTGGCCCATATCCAGACTGACTGACTGGGTGAAAATAAATATAACCACAGAAGATATTATTTACAGAATCGTGGCGAGCTCTGTCCGCAACAGATGGGGAGACCCTGACATTGGCGGGCTGATTATTGCTGCGTACCAGGGAGAAGCTGACGGTGATAAAGTCATCAGACTTGTCAGGGGGCAGTCATACAGAGGCTCACGACTGGGACCGGTGGGGATTTCAGTGCCCAGTACTCCCACCGGAACGTATATAGCATCCCCAC